GCAAATTTGCCCAGCACCAGAAGGAAGCGCGAGCAAGATGACCAACCACCCGAGGGCCGAAGCAATATTTGCAGAGCATGGCATTGCAGTTGTGCCGGCGCATGTAATGCCGGCCGTCGGGCAGACAAGGGCAATCGTCACGCTGGAGCGCATCATAAACCGCCATGGAGACGACCACGCGCGATTTGTGGTCATGACGCTGGCAGAGACGGCCAATAACAAAGGCTTCATCGATGAAACATCCTTGTGGGTCGTTTCCGATATGATCCGGGCGGCCGAGAAGAACTTCCCCGATCTGGTGACGAACAATGTCACTGCCTGGTTCTCGTTCTTCGATACTCTCCCGCTGGGCTGGCTACAGTTCTGGGCTTTGGACCTCGACGGGGTGGTATCCAAACGACACGCGTTAGTCGGCATGCTATACGAAAGAATGAAGCGGACGTTCGGCGCAATGGCAAAGCAACCGGACCTTTTAGATGACAGGAGATCGGCATGAAGAAAGTTGGCAATCTGTTTGCGTATCGGATCAACCCTGTTGATTACGGTTGGGAGGATCTTCTTACCGCTGAGGAGTACCGTCGCCGTCTGGCTCTTCGTTATGCCGAGTGTGATCACGCCTACGAAAGGCAAGAATTATTGGACAGCATCCAGCAGTTTGAGACTTTCTTCACCGCTGCAATGGACGCTGGAGAGGAGGTCGGCTGGGAAGGTGATTTCCGCAATGAGCCTCACGTCGGTTTTGTGCCTGTCGAGGTGTCCATGTCCTCCTACATCATCTGGAAACAGGACAATAATGGAGACACGTTCGTTGTTAGCCGCGTGGAATTGCCTTGGCTGAATGGATATGACATCTGAGGAGATGAAGCTATGCACGAAGGCCAGATCATAGAGCTTTTCATCCGCGCCGCCGAGGTCGATCGCAAGCTGCCTGATACCGCGCGACCCGCGAAGCTAAAGGCAGCCAACTACGGCTATGTTCATGACATCGCAGATATCAACGGCTGGGATGAGAAGACCAAGAATGAAGAATGGCGGTGGAAATGGCTTAATCCCGAGAACCTTCGGAACTCAACCAACGATGTAGGTCTTTGGGAAGCCGCCATGGAAGTCATCAAGCTTGTCCCGTGCGAGAAGAAGCGCCGCGCACTGTGGGCATGGGCTATCTCCGAAGCAGGCGGGAAGGCATTCGCGAAGTGGTGCCGGAACGTGGAAGGCATCAGCCGACAGCTTGGAGATTACCGAAAAAACGCGGCAATTGAATGCATTGCACGAGCTTTCAGCCGCAAGCCATTGCAGCATAACGATTTTGACGACGAAGCCGCCTTTACAAATCACCCTGAAATCGAGGATAAAAAGTCCAACATCGGAGTTTGGCGTGCAGATGACGCAAGGCCTTCTCTGGAATTCGACGCAAACCTTCGGGATTTCAGTTGGGCAGACGCGCAGAACGCCAGGCGGCGGGAACGTGAAGCTCGAAAGCGCGAGGCGGCATAATGCAGCAGCCCCAAACGAAACGAACAGGCGAAGGCTACGTCAAGAAGATTGTGCATGAAGGCATCGACTGCTTCGCACTCTTCGATGAAGACGGGAACGCCATCGTCATCACCGATAACCGGTCGGTGACATTCTTCACAGCGGCGGATAGGGAGATTACCGTCCGCATGCTGAATTGACATATGTCGGTGTAGAGCAGCCCGGTAGCTCGCTTGGCTCATAACCAAGAGGCCGCAGGTTCAAATCCTGCCACCGCAACCAGACACCTCATGCATCCCGAAGCTCTGGGTTCTACCAGTAGCCGGGCCACGGTTCGGCTAGGGAGCATGAGGGACCAATTCGCCCAACCGGGCAACGGAATGCGAGGCGGCGCTGAAACGCAGAAGCGCATGCGAGATGCCAAGCTTCATGCTGGTGGTGTCAGGGCATATTCTAGATAAGCCACGGTAGCGTGTGGCCCTCGCAGCAAATCAGGAAGCTTGGCAGAGCGGCTGAATGCAGCCGGTTGCTAACCGGTAGGGCCTCTCAAGGGCTCCAGAGGTTCAAATCCTCTAGCTTCCGCCACATAACATGGATTCCACCTCTGGCTTGCCAAGTGGTTTCCCTCATTTCACCAGCCCCGCCCGTAACAAGGTGGGGCTGCATTCGTTTCAGGAGATGAGTATGGCGTTGATAAAGGCTGCAATATCTCTTGATGAAGCCAATGAGTTCGTCCTCCTCAATCATCGCCATCACAAACCGGTCGTCGGGCATAAGTTCAGTATTGGCGCTGTTGTCGATGGAAAGATGGTCGGCGTCGTAATTGTCGGCCGCCCGGTTTCACGCCACAGGGATGATGGCCGCACACTTGAGGTGACGCGCCTGTGCACAGACGGCACTAAGAATGCCTGTTCGTTTCTATATGGCGCAGCTGCACGGGCTGCTTTCGCACTGGGTTACTCTGCCATCGGAACCTACATCCGCGCAGATGAAGACGGAACGAGTCTGAAAGCTAGCGGATGGAAAGAGATCGGGCGCACAAAGGGCCGCAGTTGGGATTGTCCGTCCCGGCCAAGGATTGACGGCACTGCTCTTGTCGATCGCACCCTGTTCGAACTTGTCGCCGCCTAACCCCATTCACCCGCCCACATGGAGAGAGCGATGCAGTCTCAGTTCGACCGCAAGGTTAACCAGCTCCGCGAGATGGAGAACGGCTTCTGCAATCCGATGAAGAACAGGGTGGCTCAGGAACTGCGCGAGGATCTACGCGAAGACTTGGAGCGCAGGGGCTTCAATAAGCAGGATATCGCAGAGATGGAAAGCGAGTGGTGACAGAAGCCGGAGAAAAACTCATTGAGGCCGCTAAGTCTGGAGTAGGTGCGGTTCATTTCCTGAACCCCTTCACCGGTGAGACAGGGTTAACCCAACTTGTCGATCTCTTGCTGAACAGCCATAAGCCTATCCCAGAAGGGGTCTGTTTCCTTCAGGCGGCGCATACGTTCATCGATGCTCAAGCTCTTCTCGTTTGCGAGAGCAAGGGATTGGCTGAAGGCTTCTAGGGCTTCGGTGTATCGTTCGACCAGTTTGGCTACGTCTGTCATTGCGTTCTCCTTTGGATGTAGTGGCATCAGGCCACAGCGGCACAGATTCGCAAAGGGATGGGCGCAGCAATCCACAGACGCCGAGATTTGTAGAAAACCATTATCGCGAAATGCCAATGGCCCAGCGGCCGGAAGGAATGATTTTGCGCAAAGCTAAGTTATCGACGCTCAAACCCCAGATCACCACCATCAAGCCACTGATAGGCAGAGCGACAGGGGATGAGAAGGCAAGGCTTAGGCAGCGTGACCAAGAGATAGAGTGGCGCGCCTGGTACGGTACAGAGCGATGGAAGCAGATGCGCAAACGTATCTGGGCCCGAGACAACTACACCTGCCAAGTGACCGGCGCTCTCTGCATAGGCAAGTACCCGGCAGGCAACAGCCCTGTAGCCGACCACAAGATACCGCACCGTGGCGATCCTGCCTTGTTCTGGGATGAGAACAACATCCACACAGTGAGCAAGAAATACCACGATAGCCAGAAGCAACGAGAGGAGCGGTCGCGAGGCCGTTGGTGATGATGGTAGAGAAGGTAACCGTGCAATTAGATTTGGATACATCGGCCATAATCGCGGCGACAGATGCTCTAAACGGGCTCGCGATTGCTGCCGATAAGGCTAAGAATGCTCTTGATGGTCTATTCGAGGGACCTGAAAGCATGGTCACCGTGGCCGTGGATGGCAGCGGATCGCGGACAGAAGAGGTGTCTCGCTTCTTCAGGTGAGATATTTCTCCTACCAATCACGCCCAAAGAGGTCGATACCGACGAACTGCTTAAGGTCGTCATCTGCTAAATCCTTCTTCAAAAAATCCCACAGATATTGGGGTATTTCAAAGGGTGTTTTGTCAGTGTGGTGGTTCCCTCCCGGGATCATTAAGAAGCCTTTCGCAGTCAGCGCCTTTGTAACAGGATGAAAATAGGGTGCTGAAAATACGCGTGTACGATTTGCAAAAGCCCACGCCAACAAGATCTTTTCGGGTTCAGATAGGTCGCTAAGAGAAGCCAGTTGATCCTTTTTCCATTTTTCGTTTCGTCGTCTTCTAAAAGGACCCGACGCCCAATCAATTAGAAAGCGAAGGGCAGTGACGGACAACATGCTCCCACCAAATGCCACCGCCATAAAAGCAGCGCCAGCAGTCCATGTTGGTAGGGCGACAAAATAGTGTGCTGTCATGCTGGATTCGTGTCCGACTAGGATCGCTGCTCCTGCGAGCAGAAGGACCATAGCAACCGGCCAACTTGAATTCATTAGTTCCAACAGATCTTTAAGTGATGGCATGGGCAGCGTCCATGTAAGTGCTTTGCCATCAGAGAATGGCTTCTAAGAACGATGTCAAGGCTTGCACCTTAAAGATTACAGCCGGCTTTCAGGGGGGGCGGTCGAAAGTCTGGAAGGCCACCTCCCTCCCCACCCGCGCCCCACTCACGCGCACAATTTTTTTACCGAAGCGAGAATTTGGAGCCATGGCAGGTAACAAAAACAGCGGTCGGCTGCCTTTTGCGCCTTCTGATGATGATCGCAACAAAGTCCGAGTTCTTCGGGCAAGCGGCATGTCTCAAGAGGCGATTGCAGAGGCGATTGGCATTTCGGTGAAGACGTTGGTGGTGCATTTTTCTGCTGACATGGAAATCGCAAGCGCAAAGGTGACGGCTGATATCCTGATGGCGCGCTATTCCGAGGCCATGAAGGGCAATGTGACCGCTCAGAACAAGATGCTCGAGCAGGTTGGCGCCGTGAAAGCGCAGGAGAAACGCGCTCCAAAGCCGGAGAAGATGGGCAAGAAGCAAGAGCAGAAGCTGGCTGCCCATAGCGTCGGAGGCCGCTTTGCAACGCCGTCTGCGCCCAAGCTTATCGTGAGCAATGATTGATGTGGGACACAAGCTGTCAGGATTGGGAACGGCGCATCGTCGCCGGTGAATCGCTCATCCCGTTCGATCCTCTGTTCCCAGAGGAAGCTGAAGCCGCGCTTGACGTCTTCAAGTCCCTCAAGATCGTGGATGCTCCAGGCAGCCCGACTTTCGGGGAGGCTTGCGAGGAGTGGGTGTTCGATTTCGTCAAGGCAATCTTCGGAGCCTATGACCATGAGAGCGCGAAACGGAATATCCGCGAGTTCTTCCTGCTGATCTCGAAGAAGAACTCTAAGTCGACCATCGCCGCCGGCATTATGCTGACGGCTCTGATCCGCAACTGGCGACACTCGGCCGAGCTACTGATCCTGGCGCCGACGATCGAAATCGCGAACAACTCATATGGACCGGCCGCGGACATGGTGCGCGCTGATCCCGATCTGACGGACCTTCTGCATATCCAGGATAACTTCCGCACGATCACTCACCGGGTTACCGGCGCAAAGCTGAAGGTGGTCGCGGCTGACACTGATACGGTTGGCGGCAAGAAGGCAGCTTTCGTCCTCGTGGACGAGCTCTGGATCTTCGGCAAGCGCAACAACGCGGATGCCATGCTCAGGGAGGCCACAGGCGGCCTTGTGTCGCGTCCAGAGGGATTTGTGATCTATCTATCGACGCAGAGCGATGCGCCGCCAGCGGGCGTCTTTAAGGCAAAGCTCGATTACTTCCGAGATGTGCGCGACGGGAAGATTACCGATCGCAAGAGCCTCGGGGTGATCTACGAGTTTCCGAAGGCGATGATCGACGCGGAATCGTATCTCGATCCGCAGAATTTCTACATCACAAACCCGAACCTTGGCCGTTCCGTAAGCGCGGAGTGGATCGAGGAGGAGCTTGTCAAGGAAGTCGCCAAGGACAGCGAGACGCGCAACACGTTCCTTGCCAAACACCTGAACGTCGAGATCGGAATGAACCTCCGGTCTAACCGCTGGGCTGGTGCGGACTTCTGGGCCGACAAGGCCGATGAAACAATCGATCTGGAAAGCGTTCTGGAGCGTTCGGAGGTCGTAGTGGTCGGGATCGACGGCGGCGGCCTTGATGACCTTTTCGGGCTGACAGTATTGGGACGTGAACGAGGCCCCCGTGATTGGTTGTCCTGGTCACATGCATGGTGCCACAAGGGCGTCTTGGAGCGGCGCAAGTCGATCGCATCGAAGCTTAACGACTTCAAGCGCGACGGGCTGCTGACAATCGTTGATGACGAGCTGAAGGATATCTCCGAAATCGTGGAGATTATCTCCGACATCAAGGCCCGCGGGCTGCTGGCATCGGTTGCTGTCGATCCGGCTGGCCTTGGTGAGATGATCGAAGCTTTGGCCGAGATTGAAGTGACGCAAGAGGCTGGAAATCTCGTCGGGGCGCCTCAGGGCTACGCGATGATGAATGCGATCAAGACGGCCGAGCGCAAGCTTGCGAACGGCACCTTGAAGCATGCTCCGTCCGCCCTGATGGACTGGTGTGTTTCGAACCTGAAGATCGAGCCCACGGCGACCGCCATCCGGGCGACGAAACAGAATGCGGGGGATGCGAAGATTGACCCTGTCATGGCGCTTTTTGACGCTGTCACAGTCATGAGCAGAAACCCAGAAGCACCGGGGGCAGGAATGGACGATTACTTTAAGAGCCTGGCAGGTGCAGCGTGAACGCAATCCAGAAGATCAAGAGCGCGATTGTTAGGCGCCTGACCGTTCGGGAGCCGGACGGCTGGTATCCTGACGCGATGCGCGGCGATGCGGGCGAACTGGTGACGGACAGCACTGCGCTGTCTCTGTCGGCAGTTTGGGCCTGCGTCAACTTGCTTGCCGGCACCATCGCCAGCCTGCCGTTGATGGTCTATCGCACCGACGCGCAGGGAAAGCGCACCGTGGCGCGCGACCATCGGCTCTATCGGGTGCTTCACGACAGCCCCAACTATGACCAGACGGCGGTCGACTTCTGGGAATTCGTCAGCGCCTCGCTCGAACTGTGGGGCAACGCATATGCTCGCATCGAGCGCAGCGGCGGCCAAGTCTCTGGCCTTCATCCCGTCGCGCCGAACCTTGTTTCTGTTCGCAGGTTGAGCAACGGATCGATCGAATACCGCTGGACAGAAGATGGCAGGTCCTACGTCGAGACAGACGGTGCCATGATGCATATCCGCGGCTTCGGCGGAAACCCGCTCGGCGGCATGTCGACACTGCACTTCGGCCGTAACACGTTCAGTCTGGCGCGGGCTGTTGATCGCTCGGCTGGAAGCACCTTCAAAAACGGTCTGCGCCCGTCGGGCGTGCTGACTTTCGCAGCATGGCTGTCGCCAGAGCAGCGAGAGATCGCAAAAACCAATCTGGTCGAGAACTATCTTGGCGCGATGAACTCCGGTCGACCTCTCATCCTGGAAGGCGACACGAAGTGGCAGCAACTGACGATAACGCCAGAAGACGCTCAGATGCTGGAATCGCGCAGTTTCTCGGTAGAGGAAATCTGCCGGTTCTTCGGCGTGCCTCCTCACATGGTTGGCCGGACTGAGAAGTCTACCAGCTGGGGAACGGGCCTTGAGCAGCAAACCCTGGCGTTCCAGAAGTTCACCCTTCGCCGCCGGCTGAAACGCATCGAGCAGGCGCTGGAGAAGCAGCTGCTCAAGCCGGAAGACAGAGCCAGCGGCATTACGATCGAGTTCAACCTTGAAGGCCTCCTGCGCGGCGATAGCGCGGCAAGGGCGAGCTTTTATCAGTCCGGCCTCACCAATGGCTGGATGACGATCAACGAAGTCAGAGCGCTCGAAAACATGCCTGCCGTCGATGGCGGCGATGTCCCGCGTATGCAGATGCAGAACGTTCCGATCACACAGGCCGGAACGCAGACCCAACTGCCCCCTCCCAACGAGGAATGAACGACATGAAAACGAAGGATTTCGCCCTGCAGGTCAAAGACCTGTCGGAAGACGGCACCTTTGAAGGCTACGGCTCCATCTTTGGGAACATCGACAGCTACGGCGAGAAGGTGATGCCCGGTGCTTTCGTGGAGAGCCTAGCCAAGCACAAGCGCGAAGGCTCGAACGTCCTAATGCTCTGGAACCATGATGCTCACCAGCCAATCGGCGTCTGGGAGGATCTGGCCGAGGATGCAAAGGGCCTGTGGGGCAAGGGCCGGTTCCTCCTTGACATCCAGCGGGCGCGCGAGGTCCACACGCTCGCCAAGAACAAGGCGATTGGCGGTCTGTCCATCGGCTACCGCGAGGAAGATACCGACCAGGACGGCGCCGTCCGGCTGCTGAAGAAGCTCAACTTGTACGAAATCTCTCCGGTGACATTCCCGGCCAACCGCCGCGCCCGGATCGAGAGCGTCAAATCAGAACGCATGGATGAGTTCGCCCGCAGATTGCGAGACGGCGATCCCATGCCGATCAAGGATTTCGAGGACATCCTGCGCGAAGATGGAGCCAGAAACCAAAAAGAAGAAGTAGAAACAATTAGATAGGGCCGAAAGGTCCTATTTTTTTGCCTAGTGACAAAGACCCTGAAAACTCCCCGTAACTCTTTGATTTTGCTGTCGGTGCCTGAATTGTTCTGGCGGCTCATTTGCGCATGGATTGCGCACGAAAGGATAAATCATGACTGAGAAAGAGACAGACCTTCTCTATGGCGTCCCTGCTATTGCGGAGCATCTGGGGCTGCGAGAAAAACAGTGCCGATCCCGCATCGAGGCGAAGCAAATTCCCACCTTCAAAATGGGGGGAACTCTGTGTGCTCGCAAATCAACCCTTAAGGCTCACTTCGACAAGCTGGAGGGCGGAGCCGATGAATAAACTCCGACCAAGCGAGAAGCTGGATCACCAGCACAGCGAGACCGTCATACAGGCAGCACAGTGGCTTGCTGACGAGGCCCATCCGCCTCAGCCGGTAATACCTGGCCTTCGCCAACGGTTCGGCCTCAGCCCATTGGAGGCATGCGAGGCGTGCGCCCTTGCATCACGGTTCAGGACCAACAGAAAGGCATTCGCGTGACACACCTTCACTGGATGCCCCTATACATCGGGGATGAGCTAGCGGAGACATCGCACCTGACGGCAGAAGAATTCGGCGCGTATATCTCTCTCAAGATGCACTACTGGCAGCATGGGGGCCTGCCAGTTGAAGATCGGCGGTTGGAGCGGATCGCTCGATGCACGGCAGCACAATGGGAAACCATCAAGCCCACGCTCATGGAATTGTTCTTCGAAGGGTGGAAGCTGCCCCGACTTGAAGAGCAGCGAGCGCAGGCAGAAGAGACGCATATCAAGCGATCTGAAGCGGGCCGACGAGGTGGCCGACCTCGCAAGGATGAAAAGGCGGGCAATAAGCCGGGGTTTTCTCCTGAAAAAGCCGGGCCTAAGCAACCACAACCACAACCACAACCACATCCATATTCAGATTCACAACGACAGCCAAAGCCACATCATCCCGCTTATGAAGGAAGGGAAGATGATGGAAACGAGCGACGAGAAAGCATGTTCGATGCGTTCCCTCGACCGGCTTCAGCAGCGGCTGCGCGAGAGTTTCTGTCCAGCAAAGGTGTCCCGCAAGGGCGGCTCGATGACTGCGTACGCAGGATGATGGGCGACAACTTCAGCCCGTTCGATTTGGAAGGCGTGCTTGAAGAAGCGAGGAATGCAGCATGAAGCAACTCGATTTGTTCCAGTGGGCCGACAGCAGACCGACAGCCGAAATCATCGATCTGATGCCGGCGATCATTCGAAACATTTGCGCCCAGCCGTTCCCTTTCCCGCGCAAGGACGGCGAGGTCGTGACCTTAAAGAGGAAAGTGGCATGACCGAAGCAATCGATGACGACAAGGCAAAGCGCACGCTCTGCGACGGCATGATCATTCGCTGCGGCGAGGTGCTTGTCGATGAGCTGGGCGTTGATGAGGTGGTGATGCTCAACCGCATGATGACCTATGCCATCGCCCGGATCGCGATCATCTCTTCGAAGGAATCGGCCGTCCGCATTCTGGAGAACTTCGCGGAGACCGTGGAAGACGGCGGATTCGATGCCATCATTGGCGATGCGGAGGGCCGGATTCATTGACCTTTCCGAGCATATCACCTATTGTCACAACTGGCTCGATTGAGAGCGTCACCGGCTGGGCTGGGGCGCACAGCAACGAACCACCTTCGACAGGACCGGCGACCATACCGGACGCGAAGCACAGAAAAGCGGGCACGCTGCCCGAGTGTTTTGACGTTTTCGAAGGTGGAGCCGTGTTCCTCATCAAGCATTCCCCAGACCTGAAATTCGCCAACCCGCCACAGTTGGAAATCAAGGCCGAGAGTACAGGCCGGATTTCTGGCTATGGTGCTGTGTTCGGCAATGTCGATAGCTACGGCGAGCGCGTCCAGCCTGGAGCATTCAAGTCCAGCCTCGCCGCTCACAAGCAGCGCGGTTCGCGGCTCAAGATGCTTTGGCAGCATCAGGCGCATATGCCGATCGGCGTTTGGGACATCGCCAGCGAAGACAGCAAGGGCCTCTATGTCGAAGGGATGATCAATCTCAAGACGGACGCCGGCCGCAACGCTTACGAACACATTGCAGCCGGTGACGTGGACAGTCTGTCTATCGGCTACAAGGAAAAGCGCGTCCAGCGCGATCAGGACGGCATTATCGATCTCTTGGAACTCGACATCTACGAGGTTTCGCCCGTCACCTTCCCGGCCAACCGAGACGCCACGATCTCCGGCCACAAGTCCCAGCAAGAAATCGAAACCATCCTCCGAG